AGACAAGCAATACTTGCTTTAAGATCTTTACGAGACATGGTAGGAGGAGTCAAAGATGGAAACGTCAGCGTTAAATGGGACGGAGCTCCAGCTATTTTTTGCGGTAACGATCCTCGTGATGGTAAATTTTTTGTTGCTAAAAAAGGGATATTCAACAAATCTCCAAAAGTATACAAGACTGATTCTGACATTGATGCTGATACTAGCGGTGATCTCAATTTAAAATTAAAAGCAGCATTAAAGTATTTACCGAATATTGGTATCAAAGGAGTTATACAAGGTGACTTCTTATTTGGACCAGGTGATCTTAAAACAAAAAAGATAAAAGGTAAACCTTATCTTACGTTTCACCCTAATACAATTGTTTATGCCATACCATCTGGAACTGATGCTGCAAAGAAAGCAAAGGCTGCTAAGATTGGTATTGTATGGCATACAACTTATAAAGGTACTGACTTTGAAAATATGAAAGCTTCTTACGGAGTTGATATATCAAAGTTTAGATCTAAAGACGTGTGGTCACAAGATGCTATGTTAAGAGACATGACTCAATTTACTATGAGTAAAAAAGATACGGAGGAAGTTAATGCCCATCTTAGTAACTGTGGCAGGATTTTTAATAAAATTTCTGGTAATACCTTACGTACTCTCGAAGCTAACCGAAAGATTGCTGAAACTATTGAAACATTTAATAATACTTTTGTACGAAAAGGTGAAGTCATTGGTAACACCAAGACCCACGTTGAAAAGCTAATAAGATACATACAGCAAAAGTTTCAGAAAGAGATAGATAAAAGAAAGACTGAAAAAGGTAAAGCAGTACAGCAAAAAAAGCTTGATGAATTCTTAAAATTCTTTTCACCACAAAATAAAATAAGTTTACAAATGATGTTTGAATTACAAAAATCTATTATTCTAGCGAAATTAAAAATTATAAATATACTTAATAGATTAAATAGCGCACAAACCTTTTTAAAGACTCGTGATGGGTATAAGGTAACTGGTCAGGAAGGGTATGTCGCTATTGACAAACTTGGTGGTGATGCAGTGAAAATCGTGGACCGTATGGAGTTTTCATACGCAAACTTTTCACCAGAAATTATAAAGGGATGGGATAAACCAGGGAGGAACTAATGGCCCCACTTAAAAGATTTTCCGATATTATTAATGAACTTTCTATGAAATCGGATAAGAAACTTCCTAATTTAAAAGAACCTGTCAAAGGTAAAAAAGGCATAAGTAAATTCATGAGAATGAAGATACACAATGCACCTTATACATCCGATTATAAGAAAGCTATGAATGCTGACGTGCATAGCGCAGATAGAAAGCCAGAAAAATATATTAAACCTGATGGCAAAGTTGGTATCAGAATGGTTAAGGTCGACAAAGAAGTTATTAAAAAGGAATCAATAGACAATCATCCAAAAGTTAAGGCAGCTCGTAAAGCTCATGCTGCCGGCGAATGGGATGGAAACGTGGATAAAGAAGGTGAAGCCGTAGTTCACATTAATGGTAAACCGTACACAGTTACTAACAGATACAGTAAAAAGAAAAAAAATGAAGCAATTGATCGTGATCAAATGATGAGAATGCATCAACAAGCAGCAGCTTCACAAAAAAAGAATCAAAAGAAAACAGACGATAAAGAAAAGAAAAGCATGGCCGCTAAAGCTGACATGGATATGAAAGCTCGAAAAGAATCTGTTGATGAAGCAGTAAAGAATTTATCTGCGGCAGATCAAGTCAAAGCCGCATTAAAGATTATAAGAGATAAGAGATTTAATATGAAATCTCAAATTGATAAAAAGACGGCTATTCAAAAGATTTCAAAAGATCTTCTAAAAGATCCTAAAGTTAAAAAAGAAATGGACAAGATCTATGAAGAGAATATTGATGAAGCTTTAAATTTACAACAAAGAATGAAACGCTCAAGACTTATGAAGCGTATGAAATCAAGAATTAAAATTGGTAGGCAAAGAGCCATGAGAAAAATGGCTAATAAAAAGACTATTGAAAAAAGAGCAATGAGGCAAGCAAGAAATCAACTTGCTAAAAAATTAACTAGAGGCATTCCTAAGAAAGAATTAACTTTTGCAAGAAAGCAAGAGATTGAAAAAAGACTTGCTAAGCCAGCATTGCAACAAAGAATTAAAAGAATTGCTAAAAGAATATTTAAAGATGTAAGAAAAGCTGAAGTGGAAAGAAAGAAAGGTTAATGATAAGTTCATTTAAACATTATTTGATAGAGGAAGAGAAGACCGTATTCTTTACATTTGGTCGTATGAATCCTCCTACAACTGGTCATGAAAAATTAATGAACGAGTTGGCAAAAAAGTCTGGTAAGAATCCCTATAGAGTTTACTTATCACAATCAACAGACAAAAAGAAGAATCCATTGGATTTTAAATATAAAGTTAAAACAGTTCGTAAGTTCTTTCCTAAGCATGCAAGAAGTGTAATGCTTGATAAGAAAGTTAAAACTGTTTTTGATGCAGTAACTGAAATGTATAATGACGGATTTAAAAATATATCTATGGTCGTTGGATCAGATAGAATAAATGAATTCAATGCATTATTAAAAAAGTATAATGGAGTTAAAGGCCGTCATGGTTTATATAACTTCAATAAAATCAACGTAATTTCAGCCGGAGACAGAGACCCGGATGCAGACGATGTAAGTGGAATGTCTGCATCTAAAATGAGAGAATTAGCAACTGAAGGGAATTTTACACAATTCACTCAAGGGCTGCCACGGAATGTTTCAAATGCAGACGCAAAGAAGGTATATAATGAAGTAAGAAAAGGTATGGGACTAAAGGAACAAAAAGAATATTTTAATAAGTTACATTTCGAGCCTGTCTCTGAGAAAAGAGAGGCATATGTTAAAGGAAATCTGTTTAATATTGGTGATCATGTTACTATCATGGGCAGTGACGAACTCGCTACTGTTACCAGTCTTGGAACTAATTATGTTATAGTAGAGTCTGGTGGAAAGCTATATCGAAAATGGCTATCAGACGTAGAGTTACTTGAAAAAGATTTTAAAGACAGAGTAAGACAAGATCCAGATATTAAAGATAAAAAAGGAACACAACCGGCACCTTACTATAAAGGACTATCAAAATCTACTAAGAGTAAAAGACTTGCACATTTTAAAAAGCATGCAAAGATGGATGATGATAATCCAGCAGCTTATAAGAAAGCACCTGGTGATGCAGGTACTAAAACAAAATTAAGTAAGCACACAATTAAATATAGAAAAATGTTTGGTGAGGATGCTGTAGAATTGGCAAAGAAAAAAATAGAACGTGAAAAAATGGTCGATAAAATGAAACATGCTAGAATGTTAGATCGTGCCAAAGTTAGAAAAATTAAAAACAGGAGTAAAGCAAATGCTTAGATTTTCAACTTATGAAGAGTCCTTCGACGAGTTACTTGAAAACGAAGGCTTAAAGAAAAAAGCAGCTAAGTCAGGTATATCTCTAGGTACTTTAAAGAAAGTATATAATCGAGGCATGGCAGCTTGGAGAACAGGTCACAGACCAGGAACTACACCACAACAATGGGGAATGGCTCGAGTCAATTCTTATATCACAAAAGGTAAAGGTACTTATTATGGTGCTGATTCAGATTTAAGTGGTAAAGGTAAAAAGAAAGAAAAGAAAGAAGGTTATGTGTCAATGGCTCAACAAAGAGCAGTATGGGCAACGCGTAAAGATGGTGGTAAAGGACATCCGGATAATAAGAAGAAAAAGAGTAAGAAGGAAGATGTAAACGAAATATCTAAAAAGACTGCAGCAAACTATATCGGTAAAGCTTCAAGAGATGCATACTTCAAAGGTAGAGATCAAGGACAGGTTGATGCAATAAGTGCAGTAGGTGGTTCACATCCACAACAAGATTATAAGAAAAGTCCAGAGCGTAAAGCAGCAATGAGAATGCGCGGTATTGATAGAGCTACTAAAAGATTAGCTAAGAATGAAGCAATGTCTGATGCTGAAAAGAAAGCTCATGATGCAGCTATTGCAGCATTTAAAGCTAAAGGTGGTAAGGTTAAAAAGTTAAAGCCAGGATATGCACAAGGCTGGCATGGCAAATCAGATCTTGGCACTGGTATGAAAGGTATGATGGACAAAGGCGACACAAGATCTATAGGCACCCGTAAAAAAGTAGGGAGCATGAAATAATGAAAGATTTTTTTAAATTAAGAAAAGAAATGCTTGGAGAAATGTTAGCAGTAAGAGACAAGCACTCTACAACTAATAAAGCAACCATGCACATTAAACATGGACATGATCCAGCTGATAGAGAGAATAATACAAAGTATAAGAACTTTGTTAAGAAACATTCTGGTGCTACAGTAAAATATCATAATAACTCTACCAATGATATATCATATCATGGTAGTGATCACCAAATCGATAAGGCTTTAAAGGTACATCATAGTGATTTTAACGGTCACACTACGATTAGTCACTTGAAATATCATAAACAGCCTCCAAATAAACGAAACGATGATGACGATGATGGTCATCATACATATACAAATCACGGATAAGATATGCCACTAGACCCAAAAGACGGAATAGGTTCCTACATTAAAGACTTTAAAAAGTCTAAGGCACCACAATTTAAAGGTAAAAGCGAAAAGAAGCGTAGAGATATGGCAGTTGCTGCGTATCTTGATGCTAAACGCGGACCACAAGAAGCAAAGTTTGCAGGTAGTACTTTAAAACTATTTGGCCAACTTAATCGTGATGGTTCTAAACCAACACTTGCTACACTTCAAAAAAGAACCGTACAAAAGAAAAATATTAAAAAAGCTCAATCAGCATATGATAAGAATAACAAAAATGATACTTTAGCAAAACACGGTTTTAAAAGACCAATGATGGATAACGTTAAAGAAGGTAGTTACAAAGTTTCAATAGCTGGTTTACCAGATATGTATATGGACGATAAAACTCCAGCTGCGTTATTACAAAAATTAAGAAAGATTGTAAAGCAACCATCGATGATACAAGATGTTGAAAGAACTACAGATGCAAAAAAGAGAAAAGCTTTTAGACAAAAGGCACAAGGCAGAGAAGTAACAGAATACAAATATGATTATGGTACACCAGAGTCTGTAAAGCTTATGAAAAAGAATACACCCGGTCAACAAAATGAAGCTAGAGGCGAAGATTCAAAAGGTCACTTTAGAGCAACTGAAAAAGGTGCAGGTATGACTGCAAAAGGTGTAGCAGCTCATCGTAGGAAAAACCCTGGAAGTAAATTACAAACAGCGGTAACTGGAAAAGTAAAACCGGGCAGTAAAGCTGCTAAAAGACGTAAATCATTTTGCGCACGTATGAGTGGTATGAAAGGTCCTATGAAAGATGAAAAAGGTCGTCCTACTCGTAAAGCAATGTCATTAAGAAGGTGGAAATGCTAATGATAAAAAATTGGATAACAAAAAGAATAAAAGAAAGAACTAGTTGGGACGGTGCTTGTTTAATAGCATTAGGACTAATGATTTTATTCTTATCACCACTAGCAAAGATTGCTGCAGGTATAGCAATTGCTTATGGTGCTTGGACTATTTGGAAGAGTGAGTAATGGCTAAATTGTGGAAAACAGTATCAATTCATGAACCACAAAAGCACGGTACTTCTATTGGACGTAAACCAATATTTTCGACTATGAATAAACATAAAAGAAAAAGTTTTAAAAAATATAGAGGTCAAGGAAGAAAATGACTGTCAAAAACCTGACATTAAAAACGTTACAAATTATTGATGGTGTCAATTTATTGACGAGACATAAATATATTTATGGACAAGAACCTCATACAGCAAATATTAAAGGACGCTATGATGGTTGAGTCATCAGAAACAAATGCCAAGAGATTAGATAGAATCGAAGAGAAGTTAGATAGACTAACTGATGCGATGGTGGCTATGGCAAGAGCAGAGGAGAAGATCATAGCATTACAGGACGATAACGAAAATATGAGAGAAAGGCTTAATAAACTTTCTGTCAAATTAGATGAAATACAAAAAACAGTTGATGATAATTCAAGAACTGTAGGAATTATAAATAAAGTAGTATATGTGGCAGTTGCCGCAGCTATAGGAACCTACGTAACTCACGTATGGATGTAAAGGAGAAAAAAATGGAAGAAAGTTTCAAGTATCATATACCTGAAGATATTCCAGCAAATGAAAGAACCGCCTTTCATGGCGCAGCAGCTGCAGCCGCAAAAGCCGGTAAGAAAAATTTCAACTTTGGTGGAAAGACTCATCCGGTTACTATGAAAAAAGATTTAGCAAATAAAATTGCAGATCAAAAAGAATCAGTAAAGAAAGAGAGCACAATGTCTTTTAGAGAAAAGTTAATGTCATTATATGAAAATGACAGAGCAAAGCATTATAAAGGTGCAACAGAGCCAGAAGGAATGCATGATAAAAGCAAATCTTCAAAAGGTGCTATGGACATGCTTAATACGCCAAAGACTGTTGAAGCAGATGGCATGAAAGCTGCAAAAGATACAGCAGCAAATATTGCTAAAAGCGCACCTGGTAAAAAGTTAAGAAAAGGTGATAACGGTAAAGGCGATACTAGTATCATTCCTTCAGCAACAAAGGTTAATGATCCAGCAGCTAAAACTCAAACTATGGAATCAGTTAGCGAAAACGTTGCTTATCATAAGAAAATGGCATTTACACATAGTGAACATGGTGCAGCGCATGAGTCTGAAGTTACAAATGGTGGAAGTGCTGATCACGATTTTGCATCTGATCATCATCATGCTGCAGCAGATAAGCACAAAGAAGCTGCAGATGCTCATAAAAAACACGGCGGTGATTCAAAACAATATAAGAGTGCTGCAGATGCAGCTCACAAAGCTACTGAAGAAGCACATGAAACATCTAGAGATGCAGGTAAAATTAAAAGAGTTTCACCATCACCTTTTAAGTTTCCAAAGAAGCCATCAATGAAAAAAGAAAGTTATGGAATATCGGGTAATATGATTTCTAATAGCTTACTTAAAGCAATATCTGTGGTTGAAGACTATACACATGAATTTGATGTAGATAGTGAAAAGAGCGCAAAGTATGTTGTAAATAAAGCTAAGAACAATGGAATTAAAGCAAAGATTCATACAATGAAAGGTCCGGGTGGAGGCAATCCAGTTGTACATCTTGGACATAAAGACAACGATCATATGCATAAATTCATAAAGAAGCATTATGATAATTCATATGAAAAGTCTGATTTAAATATGCATAAATTATAGGAGTTAAAATATAATGGCTATATCACCACCAAATTATCAAAAGGATGCAATACCAACAACAAGAGGTTGGACACATCCAAGAACAGGAGAACTCTTAGTTTCAAGACCATTTAGTCAAGCAGAGATTAATGAGTACATGAATGTAGAACCAGAAATACAAATGATAAAAGAATCTCCCACTACAATGGAAGAAACTGTAAATGAGTATTCTAATACTATTCAGTATGATCTTGACTCAATGAGTAAGAAGCAACTTGAAGAGTTAGGTAGGACTCGCGGCATTGAATTAGATAGAAGAAAAAATAAGGCTGATTTAATTGAGGAGTTAAAAGAAGTTCTTTAAAATCGAATATATAATTTTATAATGATATTTAAAGAACTAACTGAAAAGAACTTATTCTTATATGCAGCTAAGCATTATAAGAATCCGAAGTTCGCTGATATTGATGAGTTTTATGAAGACTTAAAAAGATTTAAGTACATAAAGCGATTACTTAATCGTTATCTCGAGACAGATGATCTGGCCGAGAGATTATTACTAAATCATTTTATAGTCGTCTTTAATATGTTTGGTAAAGAAGCTGCTTGTAATATATTAGAATTGAAATTAGATCAAAGGCATTGGCCAGTAGTAAAACCATTTTTAATATTTTTAAATTATATTAATAATAATGAATATACTGGAATTACTATGGATCCATTTGTTATAGAAAGATTAAGGGAAATTTAATGGGTATATTAAAAGGAGTTGCAGATACCGTATATGCATTTCGATTCATAAGAATGATGGTTATGGATTGGAAGAGTTGGGATGCATATAAAGAAGGTATTATTGATGAAAATGGAAAGAGAAATAGGAACGTGAAACTTGACACCGATAACAAAAAGTCTGCTTATACTCCTTTCATTCGCCTTGTGGCTAACATCAAAAGGCTCACTGCAAAAATTCCAGGAGGTGGAAGTAAACTCGGATCTTTTGCGTCAGCGCTCTATCTTGTTAAAGAAAAAGCAAGTCTTAGTGAAAAAGGATTAAAAGATATTTGTGAAAAATGTGATATTGAGATATTAGATTTTTTAAATGAGAACAACGAATGGTTCTTATTAGAAAATAAACAATTATCACCTGGTGTTTATAGAGTTAGTAATCCTAAGTTACTTAATAAATCTTGTAGTGAATTAGTGTGGGCTAAAGATCAGATTAGAATTAATGAAGATTGTTATCCGGTTGGTGATGTATTTGGTGTAGATATATATAAAGCAATACATATAAAAACAAATCAAGAAATATACGTAACAGCTAGCGAGTTAATGAGATGAGAGTTGCAGGTAGACAAAAAGGAGCAAAGATAAAACCATACACACATATTGTGGTAAATCCTAATGCACCAAAGTCGAGATATACATTTAGTATGCACAGTTCAGAATCAAGAGCAAAAGCTGCTGCCAAAAAATATTCACCTCTAGTAGGGGACGATTTAAAAGTAGTAAAGCAAGCTGGTAAAAGTCCAAGTACCGATATGTTCGAAGAGGTTAATATGCAAGAAAATATAAAAAAAGAATCCTTGTGGGATAATATAAGAAAAAGAAGAGCTGCAGGAAAACCTAGATTAAAACCAGGTGATAAGAACTATCCTAAAACTCTTAATGTAGGTGAAGAAGCTCCTGCAACAAACACATCATCAATACCAAATCCTGCAACAACAGCAATGGGTCCTAAATTAAAAACTACTACTATGCACGATAAGCGTAGAAAGAAAGATCAATTTCCAGTATTACTAAAGAGATTTAGAAAATACATAGAAGATCATGGCTAGGATTTACATATTAATATTCGTCATTGGTATCATTGGCGTTATAGGTTATGGCGCAAAATATTATTATGATACTACTCAAAATCGAATAGCAGTCCTCACAAAAAATAACGCTACACTTAAAGCGGCAGTTGAAACATCTGAAAAAAGTATTACTGCATTAAAGGGTAATATTCAAAAGATGGCCGACTTAAATAATAAACTGCAAGTTAAGTTACAAAAGGCAGAGTCATATAAAGATGAACTAAGAGCAAAGTTAACTAAATTAAATTTAGTAGTTGAAGCTTTAAAAGATTCGAAAGTATTAGAAGGAAAGATGAATGGCGCAAGTGCAAAACTATGGCGTGGAATTATGGAAGAGTCTGGTAATACTAGTAAGCTTGATAACCCTAGCTGGTTGCAGCGGCCTCAAAATGGAGCCGGAAATCAAGACGGTAACGAAGATCGAAAAGATAACGGTACCAATAGTAGCGAGACCAAAACCACTACAACTCAATGATACACGCGTATTTGTAGTTACAAAAGATAATTATGATGAGTTCGTAAAAGAATTCACAGAAGTCTATGGCGAACTAGCATTCGTTGCACTAAGCATGAGAGACTATGAATTGCTCGCTTTAAATATTGCAGAAATACGTAGATATTTAAATCAGCAAAAAGAAATAATAGTTTATTATGAAAAAGCTGTAAAAGAGGAGAAAAAGTAATGGAATTTATAATAGATCAACTTGTCACTTGGTGGCAATTTACTGTCGTTGGTATATTAATCATTATAGGGTTTATAGTTAACATGTTTGGTGTTGATTGTAAAGATAAAATTATTGGATTTGAATATAAAGAAATGCCAAAGTTACAACCTATAGCAATACCTACAGCAGGTAAAGGTTTCTGGGGAGCAATATGGATGTGGCTAACCGGCGTACGTACATGGGAAATTGCAGAAGATTGGGAATTTAAAATTAATAATGTGTGGTATGTTGTACCAGCAGGATTTGTATTTGATGGTGCCTCTATTCCAAAATTCTTACATACGTGGTTATCACCAACAGGTGTATTGTTAATGGGTGGATTAGTGCATGATTATGCATACAAATATGAAACATTATTAAAAGCAAGTAAAAAGAAAACCATGGGTACTATTACTCAAAAACAAGCAGATGAAATCTTTCGTGATATAAATATTGAACAAAACGGATTTCACTTATTAAATAAGCTAGCTTATTGGGCTTTAAGAATAGGTGGTTTTGTTGCTTGGAACGGACATAGAAAAGTAAAAGCACAAATAAAATTAGGAGAATAGAATGAAAGCAGGTGAACATTTATTACATGCAGCTAAGAAACAAGCCGAAGGAGAGCTTGAAGTACATAAGGCTAACATCAAAGTATATCAAACAATGCCAGCAGGTATTGGTGAACATAGTGATATAACAGAAGCTGTTATTGCTGAATTAGACAAAATGTCAGCAGCACATGATAGAATTGAAATGATTGAAAAATATTTTTCAAAAAATGATGATTAATTCCTTTACAAAAACTGTTTTTTAATATATAATAACTATAACAATCAAATATAGACAGAGGAAAAAAAATGCAACAATTTGTTGACACAAGAGATTTTTTGTCTCAGACTAAGTTCTACGAAGGCTATTCACGCTTTAAAGACGATGAAGGTAGGTATGAAACTTGGGACGAGGCTGTTGATCGTGTTATCGAAATGCACGATAAAAATTATATGAATAACAATAATGAATTATCACCTTATTTAGAAGAAGCTCGTACAGCATATAAAGAGCAACGTGTTCTTGGTGCTCAACGTGCTTTACAATTTGGTGGTGAGCAATTAATGAAACATCAAATGAGAATGTATAATTGTACTTCTTCATATGTCAATAGACCAGAGTTTTTTGGCGAGGTGTTTTACATTTTATTATGTGGTGCTGGTGCAGGATTTTCTGTACAAACACATCATATTAAAAAATTACCAAAAATTCAAAATAGAACTAAACAAGCGAAAGGTTATATAGTTGAAGATTCAATTGAAGGTTGGGCTTCAGCTTTAGATGTATTAATGTCTTCTTTTTTCGTTGGTGGTGGTAAATACCCAGAATATGAAGGAAGAAGAGTGTACTTCGATTTATCACAAATAAGACCAAAAGGAGCCAAGATTTCTGGTGGATTTAAAGCACCAGGACCAAATGGTTTACGTAGGTCTTTAGACAAAATAGAACACTTATTACAAGGTATTGTATTAGACTCAAAAGAGCCGATAGCGATCAAACCAATAAACGCATATGATATTACAATGCATGCAGCAGATGCTGTATTATCTGGTGGCGTTAGAAGATCAGCAACCATTTGTCTTTTTTCACCTGATGATGAAGAAATGATGAATGCAAAAACTGGCAATTGGTTTATGGATAATCCGCAAAGAGGCAGGTCAAATAACTCTGCAGTTATTGTAAGAGATGAGACCACACCAGAACAGTTTGGCAAGATTATGGAATCTGTTAAACAGTTTGGCGAACCAGGGTTCGTCTTCGTTGAATCTAAAGAACATACTACAAATCCATGCGTGGAGATTGGTATGTATCCGCAGATCAATAAGAAGTCAGGTTGGCAAGGTTGCAACCTAACTGAAATCAATGGAGGCAAATGCAATACCGAGGAAGACTTTTATAAGGCATGTCGAGCAGCGTCTATCCTCGGTACCCTACAAGCAGGGTACACAGACTTCAAGTTTTTAACTGACACTTCAAAACTTATTTTTGATAGAGAAGCGCTACTTGGAGTTTCAATCACAGGATGGATGAACAATCCGGATATTCTTTTTAACGAAAAGATACTTGAAAAAGGTGCTCAAATAGTTAAAGATGTAAATAGAGAAGTTGCTAGAATAATTGGAATTAATGCAGCTGCTAGAACTACATGCGTTAAACCAAGTGGTAACGCTTCTGTATTATTACAAACAGCGTCTGGTATTCATGCTGAGCATTCTAATATGTATATTAGAAATGTACAAATGAATAAAGAATCAGAAATAACTCAAGCAATTATGAAAACTAATCCTTACATGGTTGAAGAGTCAGTTTGGTCTGCTGGTGGAACAGATGTTGTTGTTTCATTTCCAATAATGCCTAATAAAGGATCAATGTATAAAGATGACTTATTAGGTGTTAAGCATTTAGAGCTAGTTAAGAAAGCTCAAAAGCATTGGGTTGAAGCTGGTACTAACGAAGAACTTTGTGCTGATAAAGGTGTAAGACATAATGTATCAAATACAATTATTGTAGATGATTGGGACGAAGTTGAAAAATATGTTTTCGAAAATAGACATTCATTTGCTGGTATTTCATTCTTACCGATGACTGGAGATAAAGACTACAATCAAGCTCCAAATACTGCAGTAATAACTGCAAAAGAAATGGTAAAGAAGTATGGTGATGCTGCTGTTTTTGCATCAGGCATGGTTGTTGACGCACTAAAGTGTTATAATAACTTATGGGATGCATGTTCTACAGCAAAAGGTTTTGGTGAAGACATATCATTAGAAACTTCAGAAAATGCATTAAAAAGAGACTGGATAAGAAGATTTGATAAGTTTGCAGATAACTATTTAAGTTCAGATAAAGCACGTGCTGAACATTGTTTAAAAGATGCATACTTATTACATAAATGGAATAAGATACAATCAACTTTAAAAACTGTCGACTGGAAAGAAGACATAACAGAAAAGAAGTATACTGATGTTGATACACTCGCTGCAGCCGCCTGTGCAGGTGGTGCCTGTGAAATCGATTTCTAAAGTAGTTTCACCTTGTGTGAAAATATGTACTCTTAGAGAAAACTTTTGCATAGGTTGTGGAAGAACCACTCAAGAAATTGCTGAGTGGGCAAGTGCAACGCGAGAAAGAAGGGAGCAAATACTTGAAAGATTACCAGATAGAATGCGAAGAATGTGATGAGGTATCTTACGTAGCATCTTATAAAGAACCAAAGTATTGTCCTATTTGTAATAGTAAAATTGAAGCAGAAGAAGTCGAAGATGTGGACATATAATGATGTAATTTTTGAAGACACACCAGAGGAATATCAAGGCTTTGTATACCAACTTACCGAAATTCATACCAACAAAAAATATATTGGAAAGAAGAACTTCTGGAAACCTAAAGTTCTTCCCATCAATAAAACACGTAAAAGACGTGTACGAACACGTGTTGAATCAGATTGGAAAGACTACTACGGCTCATCCGCTGAAGTGTGCCAACTCGTTGAACAACATGGAAAAGAAAGATTTAAACGTGAAATATTAAAACTCTGTAAAACAAAAGGCGAAATGTCTTACTATGAAGCCAAGCTTCAGTTTGATCACAATGTATTGTTTAGAGATGATTACTACAACAACTTTATAGGTTGTAGAATTCATGCAAAACATTTAACAAGTTAATCACTTTTTTGTGTACATTTACGCAAAAGTGTGGTATTATTAATATAATAGAAAAGAGTTTTAAATATGTCTAAAAAAAATAAATCTAATATTATCGATTTCAAAAAAGCAATTGCTAAAAAATTTAATGACGAAAATGAAATAATCTTTACTGTAGAAGGTGAAGATTATCAGCTTGGTGAAATGGTTCATCAGGCTCATAATGATAATGGTATCGAATTTATATTTAAGTTGGAGGAAGTTGAAGATGACGATCCAAGCATTCACTGAAGTTGATTTGCTAAAGAAGCAAATAGCTGAAGAAACTAAAGAAAAATATGCTTTATATAAACGCATAAAAGAATTAACTGAAGAACTTGAAGAAGCTAAAAATAAAAGTATTTTTAATTGGAAAGATAGTTAATATGTTAATCACTTTTTTTCAAATAAGTGCATTTTTTCCTTTACAAAGGCAAAAAATTAGTGTATAATATTATTATAAAATTAAAAAGGGAGTATAAAAAATGACATAGCGAAAGAAACCGACAGGGTGGCTGATGGACAATGAGATAGCGAGAAGGTCACCGGGGTTTACAGGTGTGGTACTACCCAGGGAACCAGAGTCGGAGTATAAAACGTATCCCACCCTATCAGGGGGCCGATAGGTCGGTAGGGTGGATGTCTTGACAACGGCCCCCCAAAGAATTTTAACTAATTTGGAGAAAAGGCAAATGCCAAGTCCATCAGAAATACAAGAACTAGCACCACTATTCTTTCAACTCCTCTTCTTCGCAGTAGCTGGTGCTATTCTTGTAGGCTCATTCATAGCAATAATAAAACTAATGTATAAATTTTCAGTTGTAATTTTTTTAGTTGTTATTGCTTTTTTCCTTTACAATTACGCAAATCTATGGTAAAATAAAAATAAAAGGTTGAACTATGACAATGCACTTAATGCCAGTATATTATAACAAAAACAATAATAGTAAAAAGCGTAAACCATTTCGTAAACCAGGCTGGGCCAAAGCTCAAGCAGAACATGATAAGTGGCTAATGTCACGTGGCGTACATCCAACTCAACTTAAAAACAAAACTAAAGATTCAGGAATCAAAGCTCCTAATTACAAAGAGCTTTCACGTTCTCTACCAACTAGTGACTACACCGGTCCTATTGTTGGTAAGTCCAAACAAAATACTTACACTGGTACCTTCATCACCGGTATTGCTACTATGCATAAATCAAACATGGTACCTGTAAGTAAAAATGCAGATGCCAAAGAATATGCAACAATGCGTAGGAACTAATTAACATGTTAATAACAAAACTGTGTACATTTACGCAAAAGTATGGTAGAATATAAGTATAATAAAAAATCGGGAGTTTATATTATGTTTAATTATGATACAATTATCAAACAACTAGAAGCAATGTCACCTATTCACCAAGATGAGTTTGCTCAAAAGTTAATCGAAAAGAATAGTGGATTGGCTGCTGCTATATCTACTAAAATTAATATTGCACATCAGGATAAGTATTACACCGATACTGAAGCAATGGAACAATCTCTTAAATCAAGAGGTTATGCTTAATGAAGAATCCTATAGCAAAATATTTAATGTGCTCTTATGCATATTATAAGCTTGATAAAAATTTAATAACTGATCAAGAGTTTGATCAACTTGCAAAAGATATACTAGAAAACTGGGATGCTATCGATCATCCACACAAATATCTACTCACCAAAGATATGTTAAAAGCGGGTACTTACTTAGGTGAATATCCAAATATTGTAAAAGGCGCAGTTGGCGATTATATAAGGGAGAATAAATTATGAGTTTAGCAGCATTAAAAGGTAAGAAGACAAGAAAGAAAAACGCAAGAGCAAAGGCAAGAACTGGTCTTGCTGGTGTTCCAATCGATAAAGGTTTTGATGCAGTAAAAGAATATTTTCATTTACAAGTTGATAGAAAAGATTGTTTAACACAAACTAAAGCTTGGATTAAGAAAAACTTTCCGGAACCAGCTAAGTATATACTTAGTCATCCAGAATGGAAATTTAATATGACACATCATGCAGCAACTGCATTTTGGTATAATAATGATTTATATAAAAATAATGATCTTGGCGGTGATAAAGCCAAAGAATTTTTAAATTCATTATTTGATTATATTATTCCTCTTATCGAAACAGGTAAAGAGTTATATAAGAAAAAACAAGCTGAAAAGAAAACCAACGTGATTGTTTTAACTATACAAGAAAAAATGACACGTAAGATTAGAAATACAATAATGCAAGAGTTACTTGAACTAGAAGACAAGTGGATCGATGGTGAAGATGCCACTATTAACATATACGATAGGTTCAAGTTCCATGGCTTAACAAACGCTGCAGTAAGTCACGTTAAGCCAATGATTGAGGGCTGGCTTCTTGATTATGAAGACGCATATCACAAAAGATGCGATCAAGCTGTCGAAGGTTACTCCCACCTTAAACGGTCAGTCCTCAATCACAGAATTAAAGTCTGTAAAGAAATGCTTTCTGATTTAGATAGGATTAAATCTGCAAGTAAAGCATCTCGTAACGTTAAAATTAAAGGTTCAGTTGCAATCGATAAACAGGTATCAAAAGTACAATACAAAAAAGAAGATACTGACTTTAAGATTGTATCTATTAATCCAATACAGATACCAAATAAACATAGGTTGTATACCTTTAATTGTAAATATAAAGTCGTTACCGAGTACGTTACAGATAGTCCAAGTGGATTTATAATATCAGGTTCGACCATTAAGAACTTCAATAAGTCAACAAGTAGAGCAGTAACTTTACGTAAGCCTGACGATTACTTACCAATGTTCTTATCGAAAACGCCAAAGCAAATTGATGAAGCTTGGAAAGGTGTAACCACCAAAAC